GGTTGTTGATCCTGACATGTTTATTGATTTATCAGTCAGACCCATAATAATAAGCCTTGTGCCAACTGAAGAATATCCTTCATTTGATATGCAGATCAATGTATCACCTGCTTTTACCGTTTCGTTGTCTTGCATCGTCTTATTTTTAAAAATTAATAAGTTCAATTTTTGCACTTCTCCATGCGTTCGCTTCCAGATCAAAGTAAGTCAACACCGCGTTGCTTGATTCTTTGCCAGACGTTTCCGGAACATCTTTAAGCGTGCCTATTGCTTTTCTTATCGATCCGTCTATCTTTGTGAAAGAAAACGATACAACGCATTTTTTCATCTGAGCTGCCAATTTAATAGCCTTCCATGCAGCGGTCAATGCTTCAGCAAAGGAGTTGAACTTTCCAACGATTGCCCATGCCATTTTAAATAGTTTAGTTTTCATGATTGTTTGTTTAGGAAATAGTGAACCTTATTTCATTTGTTGATTTATGTTCTTTGCAATAAGCAGATCGAAAAGAAATTGAATCCAGTTCACATTTATAACCCTCCTTTTCTACTAAAGATTCTATAAGAGGCCATTTTGCAGCAACATCTTCACGAGACATTTTCAATGATTGCTTAAAGCTAGCTATGAAATTATACCCATCGTAGTGTACATAAATAGGCTTGAATATTTTGAACAAATCAACGTCATTTTTTGGAAAAGTTTTCATAGCCTTATTTTTTAGAGTTTCTGATGACCATTGCGTTGAATCTTATTAGCTCCGGAGTAACCTGGCTAATGTTTTTAAGCTGAGAAGCTTTAGTGTTGATTGCTGTGTGGATTGCTAAGTTTTTCATATCTTTTTGTTTTGCTTGATGTAAAGGTACAACAATAATTTGTATTACCAAATATATAGATAGAAAAAGTGAAAATAAATCTAATTGTAACTGATATGTTACCTACCATCCAAAATCTATGACTCTTTCAGGTGTACCGAAATGACGCCATATAGCCTGAGCGAGCGCATCGGCTAAATCTTTCTTAAATCCATTAGGGAACTTTAGAATCCCCTGTTCGTGATCATTGTATAGCTTATCTAGTAATGAGGCTCTAACGCATACCATCCCCGCCTCTGCTTTAGGCGCTGCACTCTTAGCTCTTACTATTTTATCTCCGGCAACATCAACTTCAATACAGGCGATCTTTTCAGTTGTTAGAAGCTGTTTAATAGATTTACCGGACGCTTTGGCCTCAACATAATGCGGGTCAGGTAAAGCCCTCATAGACTTAAGCAATTGTGGAATTTCTTCATACATCCACCCAAGCCCATCAATGAACATCTTATTTTCAAACATCCCGCTTGTTATGTATGCGCTTGCTGCGTTCGCCTCGTTCTTTGTATATGCAGTATCCCAATCGCTTCCGTACTTATCCATTTGACTAGGCGAAGGCATCAAATGATCTGGAATAGCAATAAACCATTTCTTCCAGATCCCCCCATCAGCCGGAGCAGGCTCTTGTTGGACTTGACCCGCGAAGCCATAGGAACCAAGATCGGCCTTCATTTTAGCTAATGCCTGTCGATCTAAACGATTAACATCTAAAAGGCCATCAATATATTTATCACGTAAAATAGTTGGTTTAACTGAATCTGAAAGAATCCCAGGCAAACATATATGATTTAAAGACTTTTCCCCTAATCGCTGTTTTCTCAACCAATCTCCTGCCGGATCTCGTTCATCAAGACGTTGCATAACCATGACAGTTACCGTTCTTTTTTTATCAGTCTTACGTGTAGATAATGTTTTATCATTGAAATCTACAGCGTTTTTAAGCTCAACATCAGATGCGGCCTTTTTTGGATTGATGGGATCGTCATTAAGTATGAAATCCCCGTGCATACCTGTAACGGTACCCCCTGTAGATGTAGAGAATCTCTGTCCTTTCTTAGTGTTTTTATAATCTGTCTTCCCGTCGCTATCTCTTTTGAATGTGATGTGTCGAGGCCATAAACGATTAAACTTGTCTGATTTTAAACAGTCTCTAGTTTTTACAGCATGTGACGTTGATAGTTCAGCATTGTAAGATGAAGATATAACACGAATTGAGGCGTTTTTAACCCATAGCCAGGCAGGGAATAGCTGAGTTACTATAGTTGATTTTGATGACCCTGGGGGAACATTAAGTAAAACATCATCTTGAGACTCATTAAGTGCCCAAACTTCGTAAACTCTCTGAAGTTCATCACAAATTTCCTCGATATGCCAATTCGGTTGAAACTCTACAGCCTCAATAGTCTCCCACATTTCAAGAACAAAACGGTAAAATCTACGCTCGCAAAGTTTTGCTAACGCTTTATCTGGGCTTAACTTTAGCTTTGGCAATTTCTTCGAGGGCTGCATCTGATAACTCATCGTAATTTATTTCCTCATCATGATTAAAATTGGTGTTAACTACCTCTTGTTTATCAGTCCATCCGAAATTTTTAAGGGCAAATATAGCGCCTGTTGAGTTACGAGTTAACAATGCCTGTTCATATGCGGATTCTATTTTAAGTCGTGCCCTTTTTATGGTGTAAGAAAATTCTCCTGATTTTTCATAATCATAAATGCTTTGACGGCTTTCAAATCCAAGATACAGGGCTAATCCTGTTATTGATGGGTTTTCCGCTTCTCTGATATAAACCTTTTTCTTATCAGGTTCACCTTCCATATTAACAAAATCAATAATTTCAAATTCGCCCTCTATGAAAAAATAATATTCTTCTATTTTCCTTTCAATTTCTTCAACGGTTTTGAATAGTGAAGGTCTTCCTGCGCTTTCCATTGTTGCTTGTTTTACCTCAAATATACGGTTTAGTTGACAAACAAAAAAGCCCAGGTTAATTACGAACCCGGCTTTCAATTTTTTTAAAGAAGTGGTACATTTCGTTTAGTCTTGGTGAAATGATTATGAATGATTCAAGCTCAATCCCAGAAACACATTCATATTCGTAAATTGTGATGTAGTGATATTTCTTTCTGACATCTTCCGAATTTGGGTTTAACTTCAAATCTAACTCAATATAATGTTTAAATTGCGATATTGAATCAGCGACTATTCCTATTTTCTTCATATCTTTTTCAATAAAATAAACGATCCTGTTCTTTCTTGCGCTTCCTCATAATCATTAATCCATGTTTGGCAATAACCACCATTGCCACGTTCATCGAATTGAGGCTCAGGTTTGCGTATTGGATTTGTCTGGTAGATCTTTAAAGAATTTAGGAGTGATATAAACCCCTCTTTAGCTGATTTAAGAAGGTATACATATCTTGTAGAATCAGCCATGTGATCAATATATAATTCTAAATCTGGATGCCTGTCGCTTCTCATAGCCAGTTCTTTATACCGCTCCTCCGTCAAACCAAAAGGATCTCCTACTATTTGCCATCTTGCTATTGGAAGATCAATCCATTTAGAAATATTATTATTATCATCATACCAAAGATCTGACAACTCTGCATTCTGCCTTACCACATAATTACATGTGTCTTCCGGCACCTTAACAATCAGGAAGGAGCCTTTGGTTGTTTTAAATTCCTGTGTCATGATTTATTTTCCTCATTATTAAAAATGATCTCATTTTCTTCCTGTAATTCGCATTCTCCGCGTTCAAATACAGGGCAATCACTTTTACAGCCCCACGTCATTCCAAAACGTTCACATTCATTAGCTGATAAATTAGCATATGATCCGATTGTATTGATTGTATCCGCAAATTCTGATCTTAAACTCATTATGTTGTTTCCTCCTTTAAAGTGTTAATATCTATAGCTAAACCTTGCCCTATGAGGTCGAAAACGTCAAAGTGATTTCTAATAAGAAGTTCAAAACAGACGTATGGAAGATGACAAGGATTATCAAACTCCCCAGACCAAAATTCAATTGAATTATCTATATCTCGGACTTGTTGCATCCAACTTTTAGAGGTGTCCCAGAAATCCGACATGGGCCTCAGGATCGGTTTAGGCTTACTTAACATTTCTGAATTATACCAATCTATAACAGCTGATATGCCAATCCAGTAAACCGATGAGCCTTTACCCATGTTCATTACTTTTGATTTGTCTCCATGCTGAATACTCAGCTTGTATGGTAAATACGGGGCAATGTATTTTAGTTCTAATTTATCCATC